GTTAGCAGCGGACAAGAAAGCAATACCCGCGATACCGTAGTCAAAGTCAATTGAATCACCCGGATCAATAGATCCGATGTTCGTACCAAGGGACAGTGGATAAATAATTGGACCGGCAATGGCGGCATCTTGTGCCGAATACGCGGCAAGTTGATTAGCCACGACTAGCTCCCGTCATACAGGTTGCCCCAGGTCTTCGCCTCATTGATGTAATGGTTAGCCTCCCGGAAGTCGATAGCGGAAGCTGCGTGAATGACGTTGCTACCCGTCGCATGCGCGTACGCAGTAGTCGAGTCGAAAGCCCGAGTGACAGTGAACGTGTTACCAGCCACAGCGGTAACCTGCATGACCTCCTCAGAGGAGGTCCCGTTGCCCACCACGATCACAAACGGAGTCGACCCCGGATAGCCAGTGGTCAAGTTCAACGTGATGGAAGTGGCGTTCTCGTCAACGCCAGCAGTGAGCTGTGCCTCTGTTGCAGATGCTGAGTAGTAACGCTTCGACATAACCTATCCCGTGTAGTGAGCGCGAGTGACAAACGAATTAAGAAGCTGCGTCTTCTCCTCTTCCAGTCTCTGCTGGAAGAGGGTGAACAAATAGCGTGACTGTTGCAGAACCTGCTGGGTGTCATTACGTTGATCCAAAGCGGCAGGCTCAATAGCCCTTGTCGATGACATGTAGGCGCTACTCGTAGCCATCAAGCGAGCAGCGGCACCTAGAACAATGACGTCATACGTTGTTGAAGGAAGAAGGGAGTCCGAGAAGTCATCCCCGTCACTTAACAAGACCGGCTTACGGAAGTACGTGACCGTCAAAGATTGACCAGTGGCGGTGGGTTCATAAACAAACAAGCCCTTACCCGTGCTTGAAGTACTGGAGTTCGGGTCGAACTTCCATCGACGAACATACTCGACATCACCGTAAACGCTGTCGTAGTCGTGGGTGACGCTCAGCACCTTCTCGGTGTGAGCGGGAACCTCGTAAGCCACATTCGTGGGAGTGGCGTTAATTGTGGTGGTGTCAACTGCATACAGTTGACTACCCAAACCACCAATGACCTGATTGATGGTGTCCTTCACCATTTGCTTCGGGTATAAAGGCTGGACAATGATCCTGGCATTAATGCCATGAGAGGCAGCGGTCGTACCATCCATACCCCTGCCATACGGGGCAACGGTTACGGTGTTGTTGGTTCGATCTACCCGATCAACCCAGATCAACTCATTGTCGATCTCAATACGACCACGGCTTACCAGTGACGCATCACCCACATCAAGCTGCAAAGCGGAGGCGTTCACCGCCGAAGTCAGATGCGTGGACAGCTCCTGATCTCTGGTGTACGAGCGTAAATACGCTCGAACATCGTCGACCATCTGGGTGAATGTTGTCATTAGGCGTCCTTCACTGCCTTATCCAGAGCTCTGCTGCGTGAGACAGCAGAGCGAATGTCCTTTAACTGTGTGGAACGAGGCTGAATACCTTGACTGCGTGCAGCCCGATACTCCTTGATCTCCATCTCCCACCTCTTGAAAGTCGAGTAGTTCTGGCTATTGACCGAAACTCGAACCGATGGAGAATTTGAACGCAGACACTCCCCATATGAGGAGTGATCCTGCGTTGGGCAGCCGCTTGTGCAGCTACTCATCGACGCGACCGAACCTTGGGTTCTCACCGTTCAAGTAGTCGATCAACACAACTACCGCTGGTGGCACAGCCACCACCAAGATCGGAGGCAACCCGAACCCGGCAATGTTGTCCACCACATAGGTGAGCGCGGTAGCAGCGAACACCTTCAACGCCACCCCGAGAGGGTGATCGTTGATGAACGCCATGAAGTCTTTCCACGAGTTCACTTGTCGTCCTCCAAATGCCACACAATGTGGCTGTCGATCTTCCGTTCAATCCGATCCACCGCATCACGCAGGCTCGACCCGCCATTCGGTTTCATCTCCCGGTACATGCGGTTCACGCGAGAATCAATCACGAAGATCAGGGCAGAGATAAGCAGGCCAGCGATGGACAGGACCGCTAGAACCGTGCCGGGGTTATCGAACATTGGTTTCCTTGGAAATGAGTAAGCCCCCATCGCTGGGGGCTGTTGCGCTTACTTGTGGTTTGTTTACGAACGTGTCACTCCGCTGCTACCCACTCCCCAGCAGCCTCATCCCACGAATACAACCCACCATCCGTCGGGTACGGCACGGGTGCATCCCACAAGCACGACTCCTCGTTCAACACCCACGACGGGAACGGCTGCGGGGGAATGAACGCATCCCGCTCCTCATCGAACGTGAACCCGATACCGGCGTAGTTCTTCCGCAACGCCTTCGACTGATCCGCTGACGGCTCCCCAGTCTCGGGGTCATAGTGGACACCGCCGCGAGTGTTGTACGAGGTCTGCCGGTACACATCCCCGGTGCGCTCGCACAGTTCCTGCTCCTTGCCGTCGTCCTCCTGACGGCCCACCGTCACGAACGTGACAATGTTGTTCTCGTCCAGTTTCGCAAAATGACTCATGAGAATACTACCGTTTCGCTCGTTGTTGATGTTGCCGTGATAGTGGCGACCGTGAAGCCGCCACTCGTGGATGTTGATGAGGTGACGCCAGCGGAGAACGTTGCCGTGTAGGAGTCGGGGTATTTCAGGATGACAACACCGGAGCCGCCCGAGCCGCCAGTTCTCTGCGACGGAGATATGTCGCCACCCGCTCCACCACCGCTACCAGTATTTACTGTGGCATTGGAACCATTAGCGTTAGTCCCGCCTGCACCACCACCACCTGATCCGCCAGAAGCACCAACGGCTCCACCACCACCGCCACCGCCAGCGCGAGTGATGCTAGAACCAGATATTGAAGATGATTTTCCTGCACCGCCAGAACCAGAGGAGACGCTAGTTCCAGCAGAACCAACAGCGTTAGCACCACCACCGCCGCCGCCATTTCTTTCAGAAACATTGGCGTTAGGGCCAGCAATACCACCACTTTCTCCTTGCCCAGTAGTACCAGCACCGCCCGTACCGATACCTACCCGGCAACCACCGCCACCGCCAGAACCACCTGAACCGCCATTCTCGGTTGCGTTAGGTGTTGTACCTCCCCTACCCCCACCTGTAGCGGTTACGTCAAGTGCAACGCTATTTGATCCAGATGTTGCATTGACGCCATTTGACCCGCCGGAACCTCCGCTGCCAACAGAGATGGAGTACGCGATGTTTTTGTAAAGTTGCGTAGTGTCGGTTAGATAGCCACCTGCCCCGCCACCGCCACCGGAACCTCCAGCCCCACCTCCGCCGCCACCGCCTCCACCAGCGATAACCAAATACTCCACAAGGAAACTGGAATCCAAACCAAACTCAACAGTCTCCGACGTTGTCGAAGTCGCCGTAACCGTCGTCACCTTCTCATCACCATCAACGACCGTTGACGCTGTGACACCGGCAGAGAACGTGGGGGCGTAGAACTTGTTGTAGCGGAGGATGACTACGCCGGAGCCGCCTGCCTGAAACCCAGAAAAACCATTACCGCCCCCGCCGCCGCCCGTGTTTACTCCGCCAGCGGTTGATCCCGAACCGTTCTTTCCGCCAGCACCTCCACCTCCGCTTCCTGCCAACCCAGCGGTAGCCGTACTTGCTTCAGCACCGCCACCGCCACCGCCACCGCGCGTAACGCTAGAGCCTGAAATTGAACTGGCTACGCCGTTGCCGCCGTTACCGCCAAACTCACCCGATGTGGTGTTGTTACCGCCACCATCGGCTCCTACTGAACCAGCACCACCGCCGCCACCTGCACCTCTGTAATAACCAGTAGGAGATGACTTGCCACCGTCATATCCTTGGTTTGCCGTACCAGTTCCAGCGGGTCCATTATCACGACCACCGCCGCCACCTGCACCGCCAGTGCTTCCTGTTTGGCTCAGGCGTCCACCGCCGCCGCCGCCGTCAGAAGAAATTGAACCCAAGACGCTGCTACTACCGTTACTGCCGTTCGCTCCGTTGTAAGAGCCGCTTGCTGCACCTCCGCCACCAACCGTGACCGTGTAAGTGGTAAACGGAGCCAGAGACAGTGCTGCTTCAGCAGATGCGCCGCCACCGGAGGTTTCACCACTGACGTTGGTTCGGTAGCCACCAGCACCGCCTCCACCTTGGCAAGCACCGCCGCCACCAGCGATGACCAGATACTCAATCCCGAACGGCACCTTCTTGAACGACTCAATAAGCGACCGGGTGCGCCCATCCAAACCAAGAGTCGCAGCGGAAACGCTCACAACACCCATCAGGAAATCTCGCTTCCAAACAACTGAAACGACTGATCAGCACTAGACGCATACACCACCACGACATCCCCCGCACCCAGCGTCGCACCGAACGTCAACAGCAGCGTGTCCTTCGCGGCAATAGGCGCGTCATACATCACAAACTGCTTATCGTCATCAGCGGCGTTATTGATCTTGATACGCACCCTGAACGACCCAGCGGCGGCGTTCTTGTTGCACACTGACAGCGTGGAACACACCGCCTCCGTTGCGGAGGGGACCGTGTAGAGGGTTGTTTCCGTCGTCGCTGACGGCTCCAACTGGCCCAGAACTTTATAAACCGTCGCCATGATTAGGCTCCCATCAACATTAGAACGTCAACAACACTTCCGCCACCAGTACCCGCAGGACCAGTAGCACCCGTCGCACCAGTAGGTCCCTCCGGTCCCGTGGCACCAGTGGGTCCGGTAGCACCAGCGGGGCCAGTAGCCCCAGTCGGGCCGGGAACCGTAGACGCTGCACCCTCAGGTCCAGACGGACCAGTAGGCCCAGTCGCACCCGTAGGACCAGGAACCGTGGAAGCATCACCCGTCGGACCCGTGGCCCCCGTTGGGCCGGTAGGACCAGTCGGACCAGGAACGGTTGATTGCGGCCCTGTAGGGCCAGTAGGACCCGTTGGACCAGTAACCCCAATAGGTCCACTAGGCCCCGTGGGTCCAGTGGCTCCAGTGGCCCCCTGAGGCCCGCTAGGGCCAGTCGCACCAGTAGGCCCAGACACACCCTGCTGACCCTGCACACCCTGAACACCCTGCAAACCCTGAGCACCAGAAGCACCAGCAGGACCCGCAGAACCAGTAGGACCTACCGGACCCGTAGCACCCGTAGGGCCAACCGGTCCAGCAACCGGAAGGACAGCAGCAAGTTCACCAAGTTTAGCATTAATAGCATTATGGTCATCAATATGACCATCATCACCAACATCACGATTCGGGGGGATAACAGCCACACTCACTCCTCATACTGATACAACATCGTGTTGGTGTACTCATCAAGATTCTCGAAATAGGAGCCGTACCCGGCTGCAACCAATTCGATATAGTAATTCTCGGGAACGATCTTACGGTACCCGCCACGCAGGACAAACACGTAATCGTTCGTTAAAACCTCATCAACAGGATACGTCAACTCAACCCAATTACCGGCAGCATCACGCACAACATCAATGCCCTCATCCCAGCCAACCCACCACAAACGGTGATCCCGACCAGCCTTACGAACATTCGTAGGGCCACCAGTCCACAAACGACGCATCCAGAAAAACCTTCCCATTGAAAGTGAGAGGCCGCACCCGCAATATGATGCGGCCCCCCACACCATCAACTAAGCGATAGACGAAGTTGACTCAATCCGGTACAAGGAAGCCTCGCGGTAGCGAGCCCAACCCTGCAACGAGTACCAGCCGACAGGCCGGAACCGCATCAACTTGTCAACAACCGGGCCGATAACGACACCCGGCTCAACAGCAGTCGCCTCAGCGAGAGCCTGCTGACCAGCGATGATCGTGCGGTACACCTTCGCAGACGAAGTGCCATCCGTGGCAGTGTATGCACGCGGAGTCTCCACCACGTAAGCGCCACCGTACACGCCAGTCACAGCGTTCAAGATGTTACCCACGTTCGGGTCCGTGTACTTACGGACATCCTCAAACGCGAGAGCACCAGTCTCCGAACGCAGATCATGCGCGACCTCAGGGTGCATGTAGCAGGCGTACAGCATGCCGTCACGGGGGACAGCGTTAGCGGCACGCAACTTAGCGACAGCCTGACGGATCAAGCCACCCTCAATGTCGTCACCAGCAGCCACACCAGAAGTGGCGGTGTTGCCGCTACCGGCGTACAGGACGTTCGTGCCACCGATCAAGGTGTTGACAACGATCTTATCAATCGAGTCAGCCATGTTGTAGGCAACGATGTTCGCCACGGCGGGATCAACGTCACTGAACGCGAACTCACCCAACTTGCGGGTGTTCAGTACGGTGTTGCCGTACTCGTTCAGGGTGACAGTGACAGTGTTCACGTCCGAGATCGCTACAGCGTTCGGATCAACAGTCTCAGTGAGAGTGCCGGTCGCGGCTGCGAGGTCTTGGTACAGCGAGAACACCACCGAAGAACCCGGCATAGCCTGCTGCACAGGACGCTTGTCCGCGAGGTTGCGGAACAGCGGCTGCGAACGCAGAGCGAACTCAACGTAACGGTCATAGGCTGCCTTGACAAGTCCAGCCATAGCAGAAGTGCCAGTGTAAGCGTTACTCATAGTAGTGTTTCACCTCCTTAGGTGAATAGTAGTTATTGTTACTTGTGCGAGGCTTAGTAAGCCTGCGGCCCCGTCGTGGAACCGAACAGGAGTTTGTTTAATTCCTCCATGTCCTGCGCCCCACTGATTAGACTTGCTAACTGGTCGGGGTCATTAGTGAAAGGTTGACCGCTGCTCTGGGTTTCAGATATGCGGTTCAACGCAGCCAAGTCAGGGTTAACCTGGCGTGACTGTTCAGGCTCGTTAGCCTCAGAGGATTCTTCGTATTCAAGACCCAGGACATCGCCATAGGTTTGAATCCATTCCTCTACCTCCTCAGCGGAGGTTGCATCCTTAGGGATCAACGCGGCAACCTTGTCCGGCAAACCATAAGATGCAATAACGTCCTTGACAGAGCGTTCACGAAGCGACGACTGCATAGTTTCCAACTGCTCAGAAAGTTCTTTCTTCTCAGCCTGCAACTTCTTGTAGGCTTTCCGAAGTTCTTTCATTGCGTTTGGTTCATTCGACGCGCCGAAATCGTCGTCGTCCCACTCGTACTCAGACATAGTAACTCCCTTACTATTCATTAGGTGAATCGCTACCCACATCATCAACCGGGGAAGAAGATGATGGCTGTAACTACCGGACTCTCAACACCACCAGGGCCGGTCGGTCTGGTTGGGAGTGGACGTGCCAGGAATTGCACCTGGGTTAGAAAAACACGGGGCTGGGGGCACCAGTAAACCGCGTTAATCTCTCACTTGTCACGCCCGTATTCAGTTATATGCTAGGACCCGCCGAGAGGCTGCCCGTCGTGATACCCGCACGACCAGAGAACCTGGCCCGTTCACGAGACTGCAACGTGCGGACACGTTCACGAGCCTCACGATCCAAGTCAAGGGCGGCAAGGGCGGACGTTTCCGCACTCAACTCACCCTGCTCAATCTCAGCCAGACGTTGCGTAGACCGTTGAATGTCAGCGATCTCCGTCAACTGTGGCTCAATCTGGGTGCCACGGATGTCCCGCTCACCACCCAGGAACTCACCGATACGTTCCGACACACCAGCACCAAGGTCAAGGCCAGCACGGGCAGCGTAGCCACCCACGATAGCGGCGTTAGCCCTGCGTTGAATCTCGCTTGTGGTGCGCTGCGGGTCAAGGACATACTGCGTGAGTGTGGCGGGATCAATGTTGTAGAACCGTTGCAGGGAGTCCCGGACTTCTTGTGGTGTTTCTGCGACGACACGCTGCGCGTCCGTTACACGGTCACGTACTTCGTTCACTGATAGGGAGAAGTCACTGACGAGACGGGCAATCGAATCATACTCTGATTGTGTGCCGGATGTTCCCAGGTAGTCACGCAATCCAGCCTCACGGAATACCTGACGGTATTGTGATTCCAGGTTCAGATATTCTGCTTCGTTACGGATGTCGGGGATGCCGCGTTGCTGCAAACCAAGCAGACCCTTGAAGCGGTCCCTGTACTGTTGCGTCTCACGCAACCGCTGCGCGATAACCAACTCGTTAGTTGTCTCACCCACAAGTCGATCAACTTCGCCCGAGAGTGAACCAAGGCCGTACTGTTCTAGCAGTCCACGAAGGAATGCACGGGCACCCTGACGGTTCTGTTCGGCAAGGTTCTCGTAATACAAATCCTCCGCAGTTTTGCGAGTAGTCTCCTCCTCCTCTTGGGATTGCCGTGCAGCCATAGCGTCAGCACTCCGCTGCACTGCACCAGCGAAACCCTCACTAATCTGACCAAGAGTACGACCACCAAGAGCACGCTCAGTTGCCTGGACCGCCTCACGAGCACCAGCGAACTCAGGTCCGCTCAGATCATAGTTAACGCTCATCGGAATCCAAAGGTTCGCAACAGATTCTCCCCAACACGAGAGTAAACATCATAAGCATTATCCGTAAACTCCCAACGAGGGTCCTTACGAATCTCCTGCTCAAACTCATACAACGGAACCACGCGAGGCTTACCATCCGGACCAACACCTTGCATGCCACGCTGAAGAAGATTATCGTTCAAGTTAATCTCAGTCTCATCAATCTCCAGCAAAGCAGCCATACGTTCAATGTAAGGCTGAGCGATATCAGCAGGATCAAAACCCTGAGCGATACGATCAGACCAACCAGGATACTGACCAAGAAGGTAAGTATTGCGAAGATCGTTCTTAACATCCTCAATAGTGGAGCGGCCCTCAGCGGCGGCCTGAACATAACGAGCAACAGTCTGACCAGTCAACTGCAAACCATTACGACGCGACCATTGAAGAATCTCACGCTCAGCCTCAGCAGCCCTACCACCAAGATCAGCGCCCTGGGCAATAGCACGCTCCAGGATGGGAGAGAATCGTTCACGAATCTCAACATCCGTCAACTTATTCAAACGGACATCAGTAGCGAGAGTACGAATCTCATCCTGCGTTAACTCAACACCGAAGTTGGTTGCGAGTGCTCGAACATTCTGCTCAGCAAGTTCAATACTGCGTTCCCAGTCAGCGCGGAAACGAGGATCAGCCTGCTGCCTACGGGCAAGTTCCTGGTCAGCATTGTAACGCTCAAACCAATCAACACCCTGCTTTAGTTCATCAAGTTCACGATCCGTAGGAGTGCGACCCTTATTGGTCTCCATGTAATTCTTTAAACGACCAACGAACTCTTGCAAAGAAGGATCAGAGTTCAGCAATTCCATCGCGTAGCCAGCCTCTAAGAGATACTGGCGTGCAGTAACTTTGCGTTCCTTCTTGCCCTTGCCGGTCTTTTTAGTATCCTCAGCCATAGATGATCTCCTGACCGGCCTTAATGTCATCAAGAAGCATGTCCATTATTGTGGTGTCAATTTGAAAATCTTGATAGTCGGGGTTTTCGGAAATAATCTGTCGAAGCAACTCACCCTTATCAGCAGCAGTCACGGTTTCCGTTGAACGAGTAGAAACACCAGGAGTCGTAGTAGTAACCTGAGGTGACTCCATCTCAGCGGTACGGAACTGACGCAGATACTTCTGTGTCTCCTTCGGTGTGAGACTACGACCCAGTAGATCACGGGCAACACCATCAATAAGAGCCTCGGCAGTTACCTCATCAGTGATATTGATGGTAGTAGTTGTTACCGGGCCAGCGTAGCCACCGCGACCACCACCCGCTTCTTCTTTTTCAACGCCGGGTGCCGTGCGGGTGTAATCACCCCACCAGTCAGTAAAACTTTTCTCACCACCAGTAGCAGAATATGCCTGATACAAACCTACAGCGTCCTCTAAGCCATTCACCACATAATCAATGACATTTTTGCCCGACTCTGACAGCAAGTTCACTTTAACAAGATCGTCAGCAAGAGTTGAGAAATACGGGTCACGGTTAGCGGCAGCGGCCTTAACGCTTTGCGTCATCTGCGAAAGAGTCATCTGGTTACGACCCATGGTTATGCCACGCTTGGGAATCCTTCTTCCGGTGCCTGTTCCGGAAATCCAGATTAACGGATCGTCTTGATCGGGAGGCGTCGCACTAACAATATCATCTATGCCCCTTTTAGATTCAGCAACAATATCGTCAGCCATTATACCTTCCTGAAATCATCACGCGACAAATACTGGTCATAGAAATCAGCAAAACCAATATCTCTTTGCCGCAAATCAAAGGCGGCCTTGTAGCCAATCTGCCGAAGAGCCTCACGCTGGTCACGGTCAGTCACACCATCAAGGGCGTTAACGATCTCTTCACGCACTTGCAAGTAGTCAGCCAAAGCAGCGAGAGTGGAATCCTCACCGACAAGTTCTGCGTTCTGAACCATTGTTCGCGCACCAACAATGAAAGCCTCCAGTTTGCTTTCATAGATGCGGCGCTCCTCGCCCCACGCTGGGTAGCGTTCAGATATCTTAGCCTCAGCCTTTTCCAACTCGTCACGAAGAGGTTGGGCATCTTGAACCTGGATACTACTGTAACCAAGTTGGATAGCCTTATCCTCAACGTAATCCTTAACAGCCCAATAGTCAGCCCAGCCATCCTTGATCTCGTTGTTCCGAACGATCTCGTCAGGAGTCAAGCGACGACGGACAGGAACCTGATTAGGTCCAAGTTTCAACTTACCGAACTCACCATAAACAGCGTAAGAGAACGGATCATCGAACCTGCCCATGTTACCGAACATGCCAACAAGTTCTGGATCAATCGAATACAACTTATCAACAAGTTCCTTGTTGCCGGTAATCCGCTGCCAAGTGCGAAGATTTGGGCTAAGACCAGTCTCGCTCTCTGAAGTTGAACGAGTAATAGCCTCAAAGCCAGGAAACTGCTCGTTGAAAACCCGCAGTTTTTCCTGATACGGCATTGATTCGTCATCAATTAACTTGTTCCAAGCATCACGTTCAACCTGGAACTCCGAACGGATGCCACCTTGCGCTGGCAAAGCGACAGCAGCCTGCCACTGCCAAGCCCAGAAGCGATCAGCCTTACGCTTGATCCGCTTCATATCTGCATCAGTCAGCGTTCGATTCTCCAACTGAGCCTTAATGTACTCATCCTCAATGATCTGATTCCAAGTACGAACAAATGCACTGTCCGTTGACTCACCGTTCAACCATTGACGGACACGACGGACAGAGGTTGGCAATAACGCATCAAACAAATCCACGTTTGGGCTGGCACCGGGAACGATCTGACGGAACATCTCGTCGCCAACAGCGTTCCGAAGAACCTCGGCATCTTCCGGTTTGCCACGCAAGAACCACGCAGTCGGGATAGTTGCTGCTGGTCCAAGACCAGAGAACCACCATTCAGCACCAGGAAGAACCACGTTGAAAGCCTGCTGGCGTGTGGAGATTCGCTGACCCGGAGTAATCGGAATTGGGCCAAGGTTAAGTTCCTTCTCGGCAAACCTTTGAATAACCTCAGGCCATACAATAAAGTAGCCTTCATCCTTCAACATGTTGCTGCGATCAACCGGATCGCCGTTCTCGTCAACAACCATGCCAAGGTTATTCGGAATGTTCCACATCAGGTTGCCGTATCCAATAACCGCTGGATTGTTCCACGCTATACGACCCCAAGTACGGATGCTGTTCTCCCATGCCGGGAAGAACGGTGACACGAAGCGAAGCATCTGTGCTGCGTTTGACAGTCGATCAATCGTGTACATCGTCTCACGGGTAGCCTTCAACGCTTCCCTATGTGCAGACTTAGCAATACGACTTTGAACGGTCGGGCTCATCATATCTACGCCTTGATCCGCTGCAAGCCTCCACATGTTCCGCTGCTCAGCATCAAAAATAGTGCGGTAAAATGGATGACGAAGCATCTTGGTTTCAGGCACACTACCAAGCCAGCGCATCAACTTACCCGTGACAGTGTTCACGCCACGGAAAGTTGTTGACAAAATGCCAGAATCCATGTCGTCAGCAATGCGACCGACCAGCACCGGAAGATCACGACCACTCAAAGCAGCCATAATTTCGCCAGGGCTGACATCGTTTTGCAACGCAAGTGAACGAAGTGGGGTATCACGAGGCATCTCGTAATCTAGGCGACGAACAACATTGTCAATGTATTCATCAATGGCCTGCTCACTATCAAGCATTCGACCACGCTGCGATAACTGCTGCCGATACAACGTACCTTCAGGTGTACGCAACCAAGCCTTTATATCATCAACAGGTTCATTTGCAAGTATCCTCTTGCCAATAGGATCGTTACGGTACCTGTTGTTAATGCGAACGGCGTACTCGTCCCAGTACAACTGCATCTGTTCAGTCGTCAACTTCTTAGGATCAAGCCTGCGGAAATCAGCAGAACGCTCCAGAGCCTCAATGCGCTTACCAACAGCGGCATCAAATGTCATGTAGGCAGTGCGGTCAGCGGAAGATGCTAGTAAAGCAATCGCGCCGTCTTGACCAGTGAACGCTCCCTCAACTTCAATGCCGTCAATAATGTTCTTGCGGCGACCACCAATGCGACGCTTAGCACTCGCTGCACGCGCCTCAGCAGAAGCGGTAAGAACCTTCTGGCTAAGATCGTCAACTTCTGTTTGAATAAGGTTACGGGCACGCTCCGCAGCCTGAACCTCAACGATTGAAGGCTCATACTGCTCAGTTCGGATAGTGCGTATCTTTTCCTGAAGTTTCTTTTGACGCTTATCAAGTTTAGCGATCTGTGCTTCTTGCTTTTTTGTCAGAGGTTTGCCGGGAAGTTGCGGACCAGCAGGGCCACGACCACGAATCTTAGTGATCTCGCTTCTAACGGCAACAAGTTCTTCTTGCAGTTTTTCCATCTGCCGTATACCAGACACAGAAAGCGCATCGTCGTAAACCGATTGTGCGCGACGCAAATCCTCATACACACCAGCAAGACGCTGCTCCTGCTGACGCAAACCCTTGATACCCTTACGAGCCTTAGCGTAGTAAACAGCATTCGCAGGAAGGTCAACCCAAGCACGAGGGTTCGCTGCGATCAAACCAAGAACCGCAAACGAACGCATAGCACCCTCAGCAAGGTTACGCTGCGTGTAGCCAAGGCGAAGCAGAACGCTAACCTTCCACAGGCTGTTCAAGTAGTCGGCGGCAAGGGAAACATCCTCACCGTACCGTAGCCAGGGCTTCCCGCTGATAACCCGATCAAACATCTTCAAATCAACCATCGGGTATGCTTGGTCAAGTTCCGCGTAAAAGTCAGGAACCTTAACCAACTTGCCAGTATCGGGATCGGCGTAAAACTTTGTTTCGCTTTTGCCGATAGTTTCCAGAGCCGCCGCACGCCTTTGTGCATATTTGTTATAGATTTTTTCCGCTTCAAGTCTACTCAAACCGCGACGTGCAGCGAGAGCGGTAATCGCGTCCATCTCAATGCGTCGAATAATATCTGTACGCTCAGCGACAGTGCGAGCAGCAGCAAACTCATTCAAGTAACGAGCGGAAGTATCCTGATCCAAAGGTGATTTGCGAAGGAACGCACTAACTTCATCCAAAGACGATGCCCCATCAGCACCATCCTTAACGAAAACAATACCCGTCGGTGTCCCGCGACCAAGCCAGCGGATAACCTCAACCGGCCTAGAACCAGAAATACTCTCAATCGTATCGTAGACGAAATGACCTTTGCCGGGTGATGCTGAAGAAGAAGACTTTTTGAAAGCATTGTTTACGAACTGTGATTGTGTTGCTCCTGCACGCCATGCATTAGCGGCACGAACCGAACGAGGGCCAATGCGTGAACCACCACGCTTAATTAAACTACCGGCAGCAATTAACTCTGGTCGTGCGGAAATAATTTCATAAACAAGATCGTCACCTAAACGAATTTGGTCATCGCTTAAACGAACACCAGCAGTAGCGAAATCAGTAATATCATCACCAACGGCAGCAAAAATCTCTACGCCCACCGCACGGGCAGCGGCATCATACAATTCAACGCTACGTTCACGGAGTTTCGTCCATGACGCTGCGCGACCAGCCAAAGCACCCGCAACAGCGGCAGCAGTCTCAGGGTCATCAATCGAAGTTGCACCAAGAATCGCACGAGTGTCGCGCTTGTTCGGGGATGAACTAACCCAGACGTGATTCGCTAACTCGTCAGCGTTCTGTTCCATGGCGCGAATCAGGTTCTCGCCCTCGGCGGCCAATCGACCACTAGAACGGGCACCATCAACACCAAGGTCTTTAATCAATAAGGCTTGCTCATCAAGAGTTGAACCAAAACGCTCAACCTGCCTAGCATTACGAAGAGCCTGATTAGTTAAACCACCAAACTCGCCCGTCTTCGTGCCAAGACGAATAATAGACGTAGCCTTACCACCAAGGATCGTCGGGTCTGCTGCAACCATCCAGATCGCGTCAGCAAAACCTGACGAGAACTGACCCATACCGCCAGACTCAAACGCTTCCTTGCGTTGCTCAGCGTCAAGGATGTCAAAGTCTTTAGAGTAAAGAACATTCTCAGGGTCCTGCGCTTTTCCAATTTGGACAGCAGGAACAGCAAGAATACCGCCAGTAGCAGCATTAATTAACCAGCCAGTTGCACCATTACGTGAGTTGATAGCAGCGTTCGCTGTAACAACCTGACCAAGACTAATATCTTGCGACTGCTCCCAGTCAAGAGTTTGAATGCCACCAGGAAGAGCAGACATGAGGGCAGCACCCAAATGATTCATTTGCTCGCTACCCCAGTTGATAGCGTTAATAACAGCAGAACCACCAGAAAGAGCGCCGCCAGCAACAGTGCCAACAGTTTCCTGATAGCCGGGAACCTTAGCCAACCAGCCGGAAGTACCGCGGATCATGCCACCCATGTCGTCAGGAACAATGTTGTCCATAACGTTAAAGAAGCCACTAATCAGTGAACCGTCACTGGCTTCTGGTGGTAGTTGCTCCTCAATGTCTGGAACATCAGGACGCTCAACAGGAAACTCCTGCGAAAAAGTCCTAGGGTCAAGACCCCGCTCAGCCATCGGGTCAACTTGACCAGGCTGCGTGTCCCTTCCCCTGTACCGGGAAAACAAACCCGGTAGACCTTGCTCATTTTCCATAACTGACATCAGGCACCCGCCTGCGGCCTGGTAAGCATTTCAAGGAAGCCGTCGCGTTCAGCGTCATTTTCCCAAGGAATGTTTGCCAAACCCCAAACTAGACCAACATTAGATGTTCCCAGTTTGGTAACAACAGCGTCAACATTATCCACAAATCGCGGCACTAGAAACCAGCCTGCATGTTGCGAAGATGCCGAACGAAACGCTTAAACCCATCAGGAGTGTCTGGGGACTCAGCCATACGCATCATGCTAGGAAGATACTTAGCGAGAGTTTCTGCGTCAGTCCGGTTAACATTCATCATACCGGGCTTAGGTGGTGGGTCATCACCGGGACCAAAAGGTGCCCCAGCGGTAACCGGCTCGTCAGGTCGTTGCGTAGGAGACATGAGAGGAGTAGCGCCCATGCCAGCACCGCCGCGAGCGGAACCACCACCACGGCGAGTGGCGCGAGCAGTAGACTGACCCGCTGCGCTCATGGGAGCAGATGACTGAATAGCCTCAAACTCCATGTTCTCCCCATACGGCATGCCAGACATTTCCGCCTGAACCTGCTGCGGACCACCATCGGTACGACGAGACAACTGACCAGGACCCGACACTGGTGCAGGACTACCGGGAGTTCTACGACCACCCCACTGACGTTCAGCCATCTTCGTCCTCCACAAACACTACACGAGGATCAACCAGTTCCCGGTCAGGAACCGGACCGAACTCGTCTTCCTCTTCTTCAGTGTCAAGCAAACCATACTCCGCTAGACGCATAAGCGACTCGTCAAGTAATTTGCTCATTCGACCGATCATGTCATCAGCGACATCAGGTGAATACGCGACACCCTGCGCGACAATAGCAAGATGCAAGTCAAGGTAGGCAAGATGAACACTCATATCCCTATTTGGAACTCTCACCATCTTACCTTTCCCTTAAACCTACTTGTTGCCCTTACCCTTAGTACCCTTAGTGTGTACACCAAACTTGATCTTGTCGGTGTGGTCAGCCTTGCTGCCTGCTGCGCCCTTGATCGGTGCGGAGGTGTGCGGCTTACCGTGCGTGCCCTTGTTAGGCTGCGGCATTATTTTCTCCTTCTACCATTTAACGCGGTCGGCCCAGTAAGCCGCCGACATCTTTCCCTTTTTGATATTTGCTGCGTGACGTGCCTTGAAAGACGCTTGACGCTTCGTAGGCTTCTTATCGCCCGTAACGCCTTGCTGCCCGAAACGAATCGTCTTAACCTTGTCACCTTCCTTAGCCACAACAACATGGCTCTTGGTGGGGTGACTGGGTGTGCGCTTCGGCTTGTTATAACCAGAAACACCGGCACGCTTTAAACGAAAGTCAGGCTTCGCTGCCATTAGTACGGCTTATTCTCTTGCTGACTTTTAATTCGCCGGTTAAGTTGACCCGCCTTGGCATCCTGCTTTTTTGCGGTACCAGAACTTGTGCGCTTAGGCTTACCAGCCTTAATTCGTTCGGCATTAACCTTACGCATACGCGCACCGCGAGAGTCGTCTTTGTTAATGGCCTGCTTTGCCTTAACCATTTTAGATTTAGCGTTAGACTTACGCATCATTTGAGCCATTACTTTTTTTCTTTCGACTTATGCCAGCCTCGCTCATAGCGATAGCGACGGCTTGCTTACGGGACTTAACTTTCGGACCCTTCTTGGAACCTGAACGAAGTTCGCCCTTCTTATACTCACGCATAACCGTGGCAACTTTCTTAGCAGCCACAACTAATCCTTAGACGGCTTCGCCAGTGGAGACACCTCAGTCTTCACGTTAGGCATCTTCGTTGAATCCTCAGGATGATTACCGTCCCCACCCATCTTCTGAGAAGGGTCCATCCAGCAGCCACACGAAACACACATGCTACTTACCACTCTTCTTCTTGTAACGACCCTTTTTATAGTCAACCATCTCGCCAGCCTTACCGCGCTTAGTATCCTCTACAAGTTTAACTGAAGCAGTAACGCGCTTCTCTGGCTTACCATACTGAGCAAGATAACCCTTCTTGACTTCTTTGCCGTTAACCATTGTTCCTTTTCTAACCCACATAGTGCGTGATTGGGAAACCGGAACTGAAGCCTTCTTAGCAACCTTCTTAGCCTTCGGCTTTGCGGAAGAAGAACTCGCTGAAGTATTTGACTTTGTAGTTGGTGTAGAGGTTGGTTTTGTTATCTTAGTCTTTTTTTCTTCCGGCTTATCCGTTGGCTTAGGCGTCTTAGGCTTTACTTTTGGAACCTGAGAAGCAACCGTTGATGCCGGTACTCGCGAGCCACGCTTACGCAATTTTCTGCGCCTAGCCATAGCGCCTCTAGCAGTATCCTTACCGCGAGCAACAATATCAAGCCTCTTGCTTTTTGCTTCTCTGGCTAGTTGAGTAGCAGATTTACTCATTACGTATTTGCCAACCGATTGGCTCCAAACGTAAAGATTACCCTGCTCATCATACCTGTAATTTGGCTTATCTTCAGGCAAAGGTCGTGCCATAATTTATTTCCTTAAATTGGTAGACGACGGCTAATACCAACGCCAAGATTAGGTTCACCGCCAGCGCCAAGTGACGCCATGAGCATTTGCAAATCAGGGCGACCACCAGCAGCCATACCAGCCTGCCCAGCGGCAACACCACGCAACAAACCACTAGAAGACAAACCCTCTAGATTCTCCCCGCCACCACCAGGGGGAACCTCACCAGGGGCACCGACCATCCCTGCGGCTTCCTCACCTGCGGGTTCAACCCCCGGTGGTGTGGGCATCTCCTCAGGCATAAACGCCTCCGACACCACTTCCTCAATGGCTCGGCCCTTTTGACGCCCAAGGATTATCTGCGACAAGCGAGCGAGAATATCGCCGGGGTCCTGCCCTGCCTGAGCCAAAACTGGAATAGCCTGGGCGTACCCTGCAACCGCTTGCTTCAGCGCGTCCCGCATCTCTTCAATATCGACACGCTGCTCTTCCTCTGAAGCGTTCAACGCGAACGGCATCTGCCGCCTAAGGAAATCGCGGGAGATCAAACGATCACCGCGAGCCTGCAAACCGAACACAAGTGCCCGGTTCGGGTCCAGTCCAGCCATCAGACCGTACTGAACATCCACTGTGTAATCGCCCTTAATGTCCTTCTCAGGGCGGTACTTGATCTCATAGGGTGTTCCGTCGCTGTTACCACGGATCGTCTTGTTCTCCGACCCGAACAGCATCTCATCAACCATGAGAGATTTACGCACAAGATTCTGGAACGTCTTAGCGAACATCGCCTGACCCGTGCGAATCTGCGTATCAAACCCAGACATGAGGGCCTGCACACCGCGACCAGTCACGATGCTGCCCTCAACGTTACCCGTCCGTGCATCCGGGTAGCGGGAACCCTGACGCAACTCTTGATCTAGGACGCCTTGCTGCGCGAACGCAGCCTGAGGCACCTCAATCGGGACACGACGCACCTTCTCACCGTTAGCGGTACGGATAACACTATCCGGACCCAGGGCGAGTTCCTGCGCGTCAGGGGGGAGAACGATGGGAGCCTGCACGGACTTTTGCGCCGCCTCCAGACTCAGCAACGCAAAGCGTGCCTTAGCCACCTGTACAGCCAGAACATCATCGAACTGACCGTGCGAGTCCTCATCCACGCCGGGACGTTGAGTCCATTCAATCAAACACTCACCGACAGGGTTTTTCACCGACTCCAACACGACAGCGTTACGGGTCGGCAAGAACAGCATGTCCACTTTAGAGTCGTGGTAGCGGACAACCTCAATCAACTCGTTACCCGTAGACGACTCCTTGATGGAGCCTTCCGCCTGCGGGTACATGGCGAGCAGTTCGTCACGGGTCTTGAAGAAGGAGAAGAAGCCTGCTTCGATCTGATGCCAACGGTTGAACACCGGGTACGCGCCGATGGAGTCCATGAACGTGATGCGTGGCATCATGTTCTTCACGTCAATCTCCACCATCGCGGGAACGAACCCGTAAGTGAAGTAACGGTCCGTGGCGGTGTACATTTGACGCTGCACATCGGAGAAGTCCAGGTATCCGTTGACGATGCGGGTGCGCTTCTCAGCGAACTCACGGGCACTGTCGGACACCATTTTCGCGGACGCGCAGTTGAACGCCGGGAGCGGTGCCATAACCTCCGACAGGTCACGGGCAGCGACATCCACCATGTTCGCTACGATGCCCCTATCGAACGGGCCTTCGGGGAATAACTCTGGGTACACGTCACGCATGCGGCCTTGCCGGACAGCGAGCACATCTTGCATTCGCTTGTCACGTTCAGCCCAGCGGGACTTCATGCGATCATACTGTGACTTGATCTGACGCAACGTGGAGTTGTTGCCAGGTTCGTCCCGGTAGTTCGCTTCCGTGAATGGCATGCTCAAAAGAATCCTCCTACGCCCCGATAGGGGTCCAAGCCCCTGATGCTTCTGCTTCTAGGAGGCTCACTGTTGTTTGCTGCTTCTTATCCCACGGTGTCAGGAAACTGTTCCGTACATGCGAGCGTGTGTAGTTTGATGCGAGAGTGATGCGGTCCCGGCATGACAACTCTGCGAACCAGAGCGCCATCACGATGTCGGTTTTCTGGTTCTTCGGTGCGTCCGGATGCCACGTCACCAGTTGCTCAATCAGTTGCTTGCATGATTCCTGACCGTGGGTGGAGGGCAGTTCAATCAGGTGGTATCCGTCTTGCCAGCCGTTCCACAGCACCGTCATGGATGCGACACCGAAATCAGTGTCATGCTTATTCTGACCAGTGAAATGCGGCTTAATCACCGAACCTCGGCTGGAGCAGAACTCGTTCAGTTCCCGGTCATG